CTACTGATGTACAACTACATCTTCCAGCTTACTCGTAATGCTGCCTACAAGGTTGCACGTAAGTACGAGTCACTGAAGATGGCAGACAATCGTGCAGAGATTGAGAATCTTATCCGTGCAGAAATCGTTGAAAGCCTCAACGAAGAAAAGCTAGGCAACTCAATTACTATTTCTCAGGTGCTGGTACGTCAAATCACTCCAGCTGAAAGTATTGTAGCAAGTGCTAATGCATTGGTTCGTGCTCAGAATGAGATGAAGCAGAAGGAAGTCGAAGTTAAGACTGCAAAGCTAGAAGCTGAACGTATTGCGGCACTTAATGCTAACGCTGGTGCTACTAAGTACATGGAAGCTACTGCACTAGTTACCCTTGCAGAAGCAGTTAAGGCAGGCAAGGTACAGACCATTGTTGTCCCTTACGACTTCAAGGGTATTGTTAACGTAGGCAAGTAATCTAAAATGATTTGGCGAGCAGTGAGCTTTGTTCTTACACTATTAGTAGTGTTTGGTCTTAGCTTGCTGCTCGTTCCTGCATTTGCAATTTTAATTGGTGTACTTAATAAGGTTATATTAAATGTTGTTTGAAACCGACGCAACAAGAGCGCAAGATGCTCGCAATATTGATGCATTAGACAACCCACAGCCCGGCGACTACTGGCAGGAAATGTTCTGTCCTTATTTTATTGTAGTTGATGCTGATAAGGAAGAGGACAGTTATACCGTTCTAAGTTGCATGGGTGGCCCAAACAGTTATAATCGCAAAGACGAACCTTGTGCTAAGATTGAACACAAAGACGGATGGAGTTTTGATTACTCAAAAAGCATGAAAGTAAATCGTGCATGGATTGAAAAGGCTGTGAAGTACGGCAGTATTAACGGCTTTGTTGCAGATGTTGTCCGTAGTGAAAAAACAAAGACTATTGCAGAAGGCTGGCAAAATCATCGTGTCAGCGAGTTAGTCAAAGAGTTGCGTTCATTAGGCCCCGCTACAATGGAATACTTCTTAAACGAGATTAAGGGATAGCTATGGCAAAGGAACAGCCAATACACTACGATAGGATAGGCAAGCGCATTGAGCTAGGTGACATGGTCGCTGTAGCAGATTATAACGGCCTAATGTTAGGCCGGGTGACTAAACTCAATCAAAAGATGATTAAGGTTAAACGTTATCCAATGAGTGGTCGTAATTATGAAAAGAACAAATATCCTCGAGAGTCTATTAAATTAGATCCTGATGATGTTGCTATTCATATCTTGCAAGGAGGCAACTAATGCGTACCAGAGAACAAATTATTACCAGCATGTGCTACACCTATAGACACGACTACGGGCTCACGATTACAGAAGACGACCGTATGTACACTTTAAATAGTGGTGTCACAGAAACAGAGCGCAAGTCTATTTGGAATACGATGGCACAAATTTTTGACAATGACATTGCGCCATACATGGATTTTAAACAATGAGATTTAGAAAGAAGCCTGTAGTAATTGAAGCAGTACAGTTTGTATACACCGGCGAAGGCATTAGACGCTTACAAGAGTTTTGCGGCTATGCACTAGGAGAGTTTGCTAAGGCTCGTCACCCAGATGCCAAAGGTGAAGTTGAGATTGGTACACTGGAAGATGGTGAACATCTAACTGTGAAGCATATTGCTACAGAGGGCGATTGGATTATTAAAGGTGTGCAAGGCGAGTTTTATCCTTGCAAGCCAGATATTTTTGAACAAACCTACGAGGCCGTAAATGATGAAGAGTGAAGTAAATTTAATTGGCGTAACTAAGCCTAGTGCTATTACCGAGTGTTTTACACCAGGCGACCTAGTTGCGTACACAGCACGAGTTAGCAATCCGGCTAACCAAAACAACACACAAACAGCACCAAAGCTATTAAAGTATCTAATTAGAGAAAAGCATTGGAGCCCATTTGAAATGGTCCATATGACCATGGAGATTAAGACTACACGCGACATTGCTCGTCAGATCCTACGTCACCGTAGTTTTAGTTTCCAAGAGTTCAGTCAGCGTTATGCTGTAGCAGAGAACATTGGTTGCAAGCGTGAAGCAAGACTGCAAGATACCAAGAACCGTCAGAACAGTGTGGAAGTTAACGATCCAGCACTGCAAGAAGATTGGCAGATGGAACAGGCTAAGGTACGTAATGCTGCAATGGCAGCATACAAGTGGGCCTTGGACAAAGGTATTGCTAAGGAGCAAGCTCGTGCAGTACTACCAGAGGGCTTAACTGAAAGTACTCTGTATATGGCAGGTAGTCTACGTAGCTGGATTCACTACATTGACCTACGTGCAGCAAACGGCACACAGAAGGAACACATGATTATTGCAGAGCAGTGCAAGAAGATTGTGCTAGAGCATTTCCCAATGCTTGAGGAATATTGGCAGGACAGCAAAGACTAATGTATGCCTGACCTAAGTATTTTTTCAACTACTCATGCTGCTTATCAGTTTTCTTCAATTAAAAAACATAAGTGGACAGGACAAAGTGTTGGAAAAATACTTGCCGAGCAATGTACTGGCGAGAGTTATGATGGCGTAGAAGAATATGTGTATGAAAATTTTTCTGATAATATAGAGGAAATTTTAGATAAAATACAGTCAGCAACAAATGTCTTTTTCTTTATAGATTTTATGATAACTCAATTACCCGAAAAGGTGTTGGATGTTCTACGAGAAAAAGTAAAAACTAATAAGATTTTCTTTTGTTGTCATTATGAACCTTTTACGGTATTGAGCTTTGACTATTTAACTAAACACATACTTTCTAAGGGTATCGACTCTGATAAGTGTTGGTTCATAAGTGCTAACGCTAGAGTATTCGATACAGCTAATAAGCCATATAATTTAAATGTTGCATTCATTGATTTTTTTTCAGGATATCATGTGTACGGATGTCGCGATGTTAATGTAGTTTCATCTAACCCTGACTTAATTTCTAAAAAGGATTATTTGTGTCTAAATCTTAAGCCTCGCCCAGCACGAAAATTTTTTATAGATTTGTTAACGCAATACAATGTCTATAAAAACGGGTATATTTCCTTTGGCGGTAGAACAATAGAAGGCAAAGTTTTAGATCGCGAAACATTAGTGTCATATGGTAATGATCAAGTATTATTGCCTTCATTCTTTGACATAAGTAGCTGGACAAAAAATGTTTGTTTTGAAATAGTAATGGAAGAAGTAAACTTTTCTAATAAATTTTCTAAAGATGAAGAGTTTGTATTGCTATCGGAAAAAATTTATAGAGCCATACAGCACAAGTTACCCTTTATGGTGTACAGTAAAGTAGATTACCTAAAATATTTACGTGCATTAGGCTTTCAAACGTTTGACAAATTGTTTGATGAATCATATGATGACATTGAAGATTGGCAATTGAGAGGAAGGATGATAGCTAATCAAGTAAAGCGGTTTTGTCAAAAAACAGATACTGAAAAGAATCAATGGGTTGAGCAAGCTAAAGAAATCACAGAATTCAACTACAACCATCTTTTAAAAGATGAAAACTTATGTAGACTTTTCTTAAATAGAGTAGTATAATAGCACTAATGAAGATAGACTTTGACGTAGATATTGATATGGCTAATCGTGAGGACTTCTTGCGATTAGTTAATCATGTACCCGCTAGTATTAAAAGTGATGGTGCTTATTCAAAGCATAATACTGGTGTATACTTCCAAACCATACCAACCTTTCCATTAGAAGGATACAGCAGCATTGATTATGAAACTGCTGAAGAAGAAGGCTGGTTTAAAGTAGACATACTTAATAACGGTATCTACAAAGATGTTAGGGATGAAACACATCTAAACCAATTGATGAATTCAGTACCTATGTGGGAATTGCTAGAACACGAAGAGTTTGTTACTCAGCTTTTCCACGTAAGCAACTATGCTAAGATTCTTGCACAATACAAGCCTACTAGTGTTGAACAGTTAGCTATGATATTGGCTATTATTCGTCCCGGTAAAAAACATCTGATTGGTAAAAATTGGGACGAAATTGCCAAAGATGTTTGGACTAAGCCAGTAGATGGAAGTTACTATTTTAAACATAGCCATGCTGTAGCTTATGCGGTGGCTATTGTTGTGCAGATGAATTTAATCTGCTCTGCGTATTAATTGAATACTACGCCTTTTAATTCTCTTTTTCAATAAATTTTGTAGGCTTGTAACAGGGCCAAAAAGAATATCCACATCCTTCATAACGAATGTTCTGAGGCAGGGTTTGAACGGCTTCATTTCGTGATGTAAAAATACATCGATGGGCAGCATACGGTTACTTTCCCACCACCACATATCACCTAATTCTAGGAATTCTCTTTTAAGCTCGGTCGTTGGGATAAGCTCTACGTCATAGAACGTTATAATACTGTTGTCGTGATTTACAACAATACCTACATAATCTTTCTCTAAATAATGAAGCCCTGTTAGAAATTCTAATTGTGAATAATCTTCTTCTTGCATGTCTTGATATTTATAAACTACCTATATAATTTACATTCTTATTGGAAACACTTAATAGATAAATAGTAGTATGAACAGCAATTTTAAGCTATATCTCTACGATACTACTATAGATTTGGTAGTGTCAGCTAACAGTATTTATGTGGATAACAAGCCTATGAACAACAGAATTTTGAGCGCACACAAAGGTGTTAATAACGAAATTTACTTTAACATTAGGGACCGTGACAGAAAGCTGCAAAATGTATTCAGTGATGTTCTTAGGGTATACCTAATAGAACCGGACGCAAAAAGACGCATCCTAACTAAAACTTTAGAAAATACATCTGATGTAGGAATTGTAAAACTAGTACTAACAGATGGTGATCTAGTTAACGTTGACGCCGGCTTGTATCAAATCCACATTACTAGATCGACGCAAGAAGATATAGATTTGCCTGTGTACGTAGACCAAAACAACAATGTACGTTTAGACATTAGAATTACCGATCAAAGCAGCGTTGAGCCAGTTGCCACACAGCAAGAAACTGTGTTTACCCAAACCGCAAATACTATGTTAGGGGACAGCTCAAACGTATTTGTTAGCAGCGCCCTATACGGTAATTTAGAAAAGAACTTTATAGATTCTCAACACACAATTGGAATCTACACTACATCTTATACTGGTAACATTACTATTCAGGGCAGTTGCTTGATTGGTGTTCCTGATATCGACGATATGAGCAAGGACTGGTTCAACATTGAAACTGTTGCATTAAGCAACGTTAGCTCTATTACTCATAGAACATTCCAGATTAACGCAAACTGGATAAGAATAGCTCATACTCCAGATTCCGGTACAGTTGATAAAATTGTATTAAGAAACTAATACTTGACAATAACTTAAAATCGCGTATAATACAACTATGGATCTAGACTCTGTAGTTGAAAGTACACATCGGTTGGTGTTGGATCACCTTCCTATTCGTACGACAAAAACACCTAGCGGTTGGATTACGTTTGACTGCCCAATGTGCAACGACAAACGTAAGCGAGCCGGGGTCATTACTAAAGCCGCAAAACTAAGTTATCATTGTTTCAACTGCGGATACACAACAGGCTGGAGTCCTGCTCCTTACATCGGTCAAAAATATAAGGAACTTGCTGCTCGCCTAGGTGCCGGTGACGATGAAATACACAAGGTCCAGATAGAGTTACTCAAGTATAAAGAGGAACTCGAAGAAGCTGAGGATACAGACTATGTCTACAACTTTTCTAAATTTGAGATTGTAGAACTACCTGAAAATGTAATGTTAATTGATGATTTGCCTGACGACCATGAAGTAAAGCAGTATGCTCGCCAACGTGGATTAGAAGGACTTTACACTCTATTATATTTCCCCGATGACCCACTATATGCAAAACGTTTAGTTGTACCATTCACATTTAATGGTGACATTGTTGGGTGGACTGCTAGACACATCAATCCACCAGATAAGAAAACACCAAAGTATTTGCACAAAATGAGCAGTGGCTTTGTATTTAACATTGATCGTTTTGCGGACAGTGAACGAGAGATTGTTATTGTTGTCGAGGGTGTGTTTGATGCTATAGGTGTAGATGGAGTTAGTGTTTTAGGTAATCACGTTACACCAGAGCAAGCACATTTGATTGAGAAGCTGGGCAAGCGTGTTATACTTTGTCCGGATCGCGATAAAGCTGGCAAAGAACTAATCGAAGAAGCATTAGCATTAGGTTGGGAAGTAAGTTTTCCGCCTTGGCATAAAGATGTTAAAGATGCAGCCGATGCAGTAAATAAATATGGTAGGCTTGCTACTGTTGCTAGTATTATCAAACATGCAACGGATAATAAGATTAAAGCGCAAGTAAAGGCAAAAATGCTATGAAGCTATTTGTTAATGGTTGCAGTTTTAGTCACGGGCATAAAGATTTCAGCGACACTATGCAAGCACCTGAATGGGTTTGGCCTAATTTGCTTTCACCTTATTTTGAAAAAGTAGAAAATTTATCTTGGTTAGGTGGAAGCAACGATAGAATTGTTCGAACAACTTTAGAGTTTTTTGATAAGATAAAAGATGGCGAAAAATGGTTAGCTGTTATACAATGGACATCTGCTTATAGCAGGACCGAGCTGCACGACGAAGAAAGTGATACTTACTTTGGTTGTTGTCCTGGTTCAGAAAATCCAGTACTAACAGGAGACGACCGAATCAAGTTTATAACTATACCAAATAGAATATTTCGATCTGTTCAAACCTATCAAAAAACAGCTCATATTAGATCTAATAAGCAAATGCTGGAAAGTTTTATACAACAACAATTTGTTCTAAGCGAATTCTTTAAAAGAAAGCGTGTAAACTTTTTATATACCGGAATGAACTCCAAATCAATTATACCAAATAACTTAGACTATCCGCTACTACAGTATTTGCCACTAGATAAAAATGTACTACCAATTTCACATTTTGTAAATAAAACCACAACAAATTTGATTGAGAGTAGTACAGATCATCATCCTAATAAAGCAGGGCACAAAGTAATAGCGAACTATATAATTAACGAACTTAAAGCGAGAAACTATCTATGAGCGATGTAAAAGACTACACCGAAGAAGTACAAGAACTATTTTTGCGATTTCTAATTAGTGATCCCGATCTATTTGCTCGCTGCCAAAATATTGTAAAGAGTGAGTTTTTTAATCGCAAGTTCAAGCCCACGGTAGATTTGTTAGTAAGCCATAGTACTAACTATACCAGTATTCCTACAATTGAGCAGATTAATGCTGTTGGCGGACTCAAGCTAGAGCCAATTGAGAATGTAACGCCAGACCACCAAAATTGGTTTATGGACGAGTTCGAAACTTTCTGTAGACACAAAGCATTAGAAAAAGCTATCATTGATAGCACTGACTTACTGGAGAAGCAGCGTTATGGTGAAGTAGAAACTAAGATTAAAGCAGCAACACAGCTAGGCTTAGTTAAGGACTTGGGTTTAGATTACTTTGCTAATCCCAAAGAGCGATTAGAGTGGATTAAGCAGCAAGCAGGTGCTATCAGCAGCGGCTGGAAAGGCATTGATCAGAAACTATATGGTGGACTTAACCGAGGCGAGATCACAATCTTTGCTGGGGGTTCTGGCGCAGGTAAGAGCTTGTTCTTGCAAAACTTTGGTGTTAACTGGAGTCTTGCAGGACTTAATGTTGTTTACATTAGTCTTGAACTTAGCGAGCAACTTATCAGTATGCGACTAGACAGCATGGTAAGTGGCTATGCCGCAAAAGAAATTATGCGTAATGTAGACGATGTTGACCTCAAAGTTCGTATGAAGGGCAAAGGCGCTGGCAAGTTTCGTGTTAAGCAAATGCCTAGCGGTATTAACGCTAACGACATTCGTGCATTCTTGCGTGAGTATGAAATTCAAAGCGGTGTTAAAGTAGACGCACTGCTGGTAGACTACTTGGATCTTATGATGCCCATTGCGGCAAAGATTAGCGCAGAGAACTTGTTCGTTAAGGACAAGTATGTGTCAGAAGAGTTGCGTAACCTGGCTGTAGAACGCAACATGCTATTGGTAACAGCAAGCCAGTTGAACCGTGCTGCGGTTGAGGAGATTGAGTTTGATCACAGCCATATTGCAGGTGGTATTAGTAAGATTAACACTGCGGATAATGTTGTGGGTATTTTTACTAGCAATGCTATGCGTGAGCGTGGACGCTATCAGATACAGTTTATGAAAACACGTAGTAGTAGCGGTGTCGGTAGCAAAGTAGACCTTAAATTTAACCCCGATACACTACGAATTGAGGATCTAGAAGAAGGTGATGAGGACGCACAAACTGTTACAAGCGCCGGATTATTAGAACAGCTAAAGCGTAGCGGTAGTATTAAGGCAGAGGAACCCAATGCTGCGGAAACTGTAAACCAGAGCTTACAGTTGATGAACTTTCTAAAAGCCAAAAAGTGATAAATACTTACATTATAGCTTAAGGGAAAGTATGTCCAAGTACCGTAGTATTATTGAAGAACTCAATCAAATTTCTATTGATCGTGATCGTAACCACGTAGTTGAAAACCGTGGCGAGCATGTTATTAGAAGTGCGATCAACCTTATTGAGCAAATTGAACGCTATTACGATACTGAGACCGCTAAGGATCTTACTAATCGTTTGATTAATAGCATCAAAGGCAAAGACAGCACAAAATTTTCCCGAGGCATTAAAAAAATTATAAAAGAAAGCCAAGGGGACGACGATGCGTCTGTATGAGTTTGATTCAGAGTTTGATCTAAACAAAAAAGCTAAGAAGAAGCTATTTCCTAGCGGACCAACATTTAGTTGGGATCCTGCTAAGAAGCAGTGGCTTAACCCTGACAACACTCAGGTAAGCAGAGATGTACACTTTGACTTAATGAAGTCGGTGGGACTCGATCCGCAAGGCAACAAACTAAAGCCCGGTATGATTGATAAGATCAAAAGTGCTTGGGCAAAAAGCGGTGCAGGTATTGATCCTAAATCCAGCGCATTAGGTAAAGTAATGGGCCGAGTCGGCGGCGCTATTGGAAACATGATTGGTAAGGCTATACGTCCTAAAGATGCAGATGGCGATGGGCAACCGGATGCAGCACCACAAGATGCAAACGGTGATGGAACGCCAGATACACCAGCATCTAAACCTGTACCTAACATTGTTCAACCTGAATTGAAAGCACTTCAGAGTAGAACACTACAAGGCGATCTTGACGCAGCCAAAGAACTTGTTAATCAACTAAGCGATTTAAAAACCAAAGGCTTCGACGTTGATAATTTCATTCAAGCTGCCGCACCAGCAATGAAACGAGGTGGTCTAGCAAAGAGCGATCCACAAGCATATGCACATTTTACAAAACTTGCTAGAAGTATGAGAAAAGAATCATACGAGCATTTGTGTAAAGTATTAGAAGCAGCAGGTTTTACCTGGAACGACATTGGTTACGATGTGTTAATATCTGAAGCTGCCACTAATTATGTATTGTTAGTACCAGTCAATGAAATTAATGTTTACGAAATGAAAAAACTAGCAGGTATATAAAATGCGCTTTGTAGAAATTTCCAGACCTCTAGTAACAACTATTATTAGCGAGAGTCTCTTTGAAGCTAAAGAAGGCAAAAACACTCACCTAGAGCATTTAGAAGATAACATCTTTAACAAAGGTTTTGCTGGCGCTAAAGAAGCAGTAAACTATCTTTATAGTTTACATGAAATGCTACAAGGTCATGCCAAAGCACCAGTTAGTGTTACTACTAAATGGGACGGTGCTCCTGCTGTAGTTGCTGGCCGTGATCCTGCTACTGGTAAGTTCTTTGTAGGCACTAAAGGTGTGTTTGCACAAGATCCAAAGATGAACTTCAGTGTCGCAGACATTAAAAAGAATCACCCAGCCGAAGGCTTACAAGATAAACTTATTGCAGCATTAACACATCTTAGCAAACTAAACTGGAACACAGTAGCACAAGGCGATTTGCTGTTTACTAAAGGCGATATTAAAACTGCTACAGTTGATGGCGAAAACTACATCGTCTTTAAACCAAATACAATTACATATGCAGTGCCAGCTGACAGTGATCTAGCGAAACAGATGCTAGCCGCAGATATTGGCATTGTGTTCCATACGGAATATGTTGGCGGTCCTACACTAGCTGATACTAAAGCCAAGTTTGGTTTTGACAGCAGTGAACTAGGTAAGGCATCTAGCGTATGGTATCGTGATGCTACTATTAAAGATTTAAGCGGCACAGTTACACTTACTCAAGAAGAAAGTGCTAACATTATGAGTGCCATTGCGGAAGCAGATCATCACTTAAAGAACATTGATGCTAATACTTTTGCTTGGTTAGAGCGCGGTACCGATGTTATCGGTAAAGATTTTATTGTGCAACTAAAAGCACACGCCAACAATCAAGTACGTCAAGGTGCGTTTGATAATCCTACAAAGTTTGCACAAGGCTTTGTACAGAAGTATGTTGACTACATGACAAAGAATATTGAAAAGTACAAAACACCTGCTAAACAAGATGAGCAGCGTGAAAAAATGGTACAAGGTGTTAAGTTTATCAAAGAACACGTACCACAAATTGTTTCTGTTTATGATTTGTACTTAAAGATTATTGAAGCAAAAATTAGATTGCTTAAGAAGCTATCTGAGATTAGACAAATTCCAACATTCATTGAAACACCAAATGGTTACGAAGTCACAGGCGAAGAAGGCTTTGTTGCTGTTGATCGTATGGGTAATGCACTCAAGCTAGTTGACCGTTTAGAGTTTAGTAGATTAAACTTTGGAAGTGGTAAGCCAGGGAGCAAGTAATGGACTTGCAGTTTATTGATGTAGAGTTAAGCGAAAGTAGACTCTATAGAACTACAAGAAACTTCAGCAAGTTTAACGCTGCTGATATTATTGACTTGCTGTATCTTAATACTCTAGCAGCATATATGTTGACCAAAGACGAAGCTCAACGTGACTATGCCATCAGCTACATTTCTAAAACTACACAATACGGTAACTACGCACTGTTTAGAACACATGCTACCGACTTATATCTTCTTGCATATCAAGTAGCACACCCTAAAAACAAAGCAGTTGATTTAGCTAATCAATTATTATCCGGAACACTGTTTGACAAAATTCATTTTGATCACCGTGACCACTGGAAGTTTTTACGAGAAGTTATAAGCATGGAAAGCACTGCTAGCGGCAGAGCCACATCGTTCTTTTATAGATTAGAACATCAACTAAAAATTGTAAATCCAAAGTATAAGCAATTACGTAGATTAGTATTGGATTGGGCTAACTTAAAATATATACAGCGTCAAATGGTAGTTGCTAACTTTGCACATGAGTTACGTAAAAAAGGTGTTGGCAGCGAGTTGCTAGACAACTTAACAACAATGCTCAAGTACAGAGAATATACTGTAGCACCTGATGTTGAAGAACCTGGTTTAGGCACAAAGCTAGCTGGCGCAGCAGCAGGAGCAGTTGCAGGTAGAGCTTTAGGTAGTAAAGTTGCTACAGTGTTGGGTAAAGACGAAGATAAATATAAAAAAGCAGGAACTGGTATAGGTGCTATAGCTGGTTACTGGGCAGCAGGTAGAAAACGAGTATCATGAAGATAGTTGAAATTTGTGAAGCTATAGATCAAAAGGAAGCCGACGAACTTTTAAAGTCGTTGGTCGCAGCCGGCGATCCTACTGCTAAGTATTTTCAACAAACAAGATATGATCCTAGACATACTACAATTGACAGTGCTCAGCGAGCCGCAGAAAGAATGTGGCATAGTGAGCAGCGTAGAAAAACCCAACAAACACAAGAACCAAAATCTGTTGATGCCCCTAAGGCACAGTTTAAACTAGACAAAGAAGTTGAGCGTCCTGCTAAAAAAGAACGTGAACCTGCAGATTGGGGCGATCGTTTTTACGGTAATCAGCACACTGGTAGTTTAAGTAGGGGCATGGAGTTCGATATTGATTTTGATCAAAAAGGATTAAAAACAATAGGAAAAGGGATAAGTGCAGTTAAAAAAGCGTTTAGTCCTGTTAGTAGTATTGCTAAAGCGTTTGGCGCAGGTATGCAGAAAGCACCTAGTAGGAAATAAAAAAATTCAAAATTTGATAAATAAAGTTATAGCTGCGTAAGCAGTGAAAAATATTAGGAGAACAAGATGGCTCAGACAAGAGTAAACGGCGCAGCCGCAGAAGGTCAGTTTCTAACTGGCGCACTAACATGGTTCAAGATTGACGAAGTAGACGGTGCAGCAAACATTGCTAACTTTGGTTTCACAGCTGGTTCAGCAGATCCAGGCGAGAAGCTATTAAATGCTTTCGCAACAGTTGCTAATCCAGTAGTAGTTGAGAGCGGTAACGCTCGCGTAATGTACGTTGCTACAGAAGTACCTGGCATCACAGCAGGTGCTCTACAGACAGCAATCCGTGCTGCAACAGGTTACAGCAACCTAACAGTTGTTGCTGGTTCAGTTACAGTAGTCTAATAAGTTTTTAAAACTTATAAAAAGCCCTCGCTAGTCGGGGGCTTTTTTTTGACTTAATTTTTTCCTTCGTGTAAATCATAATAAGTGATAAATATAAAATATTGGAGACATACACATGAGTTACACAGGAAGATCAGGTGCAATGGGTAGCGCAGAGGTTGTTACCGGTAACATTGAATTTTACACACTATACACTACAATTGACATTACTAGAACGGGTGATTACAGCGACAACAGTCAGAAAGACTTTGAAAGTGTTGTTCAAGTAATTGGTTTAAGAGCTATGCCAATTATGATGAATGAACCGGTAGAACTTGATGGCACTGGCGCTAATGTGCTAGAAAATTATGGCGCACCAACATTAACTGGTGCAGGTTGGATTTATAAGTTTGCTTTCGAGCGAGCTGCGGTACACAGTATACAGACCTTAACAGATGAACTACATGGTATTGTGTTAAATGGTGGAACAATTGACACTAAGAACACAGTAAACATGGAATTTACTAAACAGGATCTATTATAATGGCAGACAAAGAACCAAAGGAAAAGCCGCAAGT